ATGGAACTATTACATTTTACAGGACAAGTGTGGCGACCGCCTTACGAGGCAAGTTCTCAACTATTACAGGTTACAGCCGGATGCACACATAGCAAGTGCAAATTTTGTAGCTTATATCACGGAACAAAGTTTCGTCTATCTCCTATTGCAGAGGTAGAGGAAGATTTGAAAGTGATACAAGACTATCAACCAAGGGCACGGCGAGTATTTTTAACCGGAGCTAATCCTTTTGCTTTAAGCTATAACAGACTATTAGATTTAGGTCTTCTAATCAGGAAATATCTTCGCTATTGTGAAAGCATTGGTATGTTTTCCCGAATTTCAGATATTAAATCGAAAACCGTAGAAGAATTACAAAACCTGCGTCATTTAGGTTTCGACAGTATCAGTATCGGAACAGAGTCGGGCGATGATAATACATTGGCTATGATGAATAAGGGATATACAGCCAATGATATTATTGAGCAATGTAAAAAACTGGAAGAAGCAAATATCAGATACAATTTCGTGTACCTGACAGGTCTTGCAGGAAGAAATAAAGGAGAACAAAATGCTGTTAATACAGCTAATGTCTTTAACCAACTACACCCGTTTACCATAAATTTTGTATCATTGACCGTATTTCCTGAATCAGAATTATATCAGGAAATACAATGTGGAAATTTTGTAGAAGCAACCGAACATGAAAGGTTATTGGAACTAAGGACATTCATTTCAAATCTTTGTATAGAAACAACCCTGTTGGGAAATACGGTATCAAATACAGTCCCATTTGTTGGAATGATACCCAATGATAAAGTTAGAATACTCAATGAATTGGATTCTGCCATAAAAAATGCTGGTGAAGATGAATTAAGACTATATCGGGATAGTATTGTATCTCTATAAATAACTACTACATGAAAGAGAAGATTTGTGACATATTATCTGAAATAGACTTAGAGATTGACGAAATCGACCTCTACGGCTATGATATTATCGAAACTTCTCTTTCAATGGTACATAGATTGCAAACTGTTCTTAGTGATTTAAGAACGAAAATACAAACCTATGTATTTCCAACAAAAGAGGATGAAATATTATTTTTCAAGGTACAAAAACCGGAAATACTTGGGCGGCTGCTATTTTTCTATAAGATATACAGGATTGAAACACAATGCCCTAATGGAAGCGATGAAGTTATTAAAGGGTATATTAGTCGGGAACTGGATAACTTGACCTACTTCTTTAACCGTAATCTGGACTTTTACCAATATTATCGCTCTCATTCAATATTGTATGATGAATATTATTTTGTCCGTGGAAAGTCTGATTTACGCCTATGTACCGATAGCGCACAATTCGATAAAGACCCGAATTTCTCAACCGGATATGATTATAAGGTGGCTAAAATAATAGCCAATGAAATGCTGCGTATCTATCTGAACAAAAGACTGGTAAAACTGGAAACCAATACCCAAGTAGAAGACAACCTGCAAAAGTGTCTGAAATATCCTTTTCGTTTCACGGGTAAAAAAGTCTTTTTAATAGAATTGGGGTATTCCCTTGTTTCTTCGGGTGACATTAACAATGGGAACGTGGAAATAAAAGAAATGATGAACTTCCTCGGTACGGTGTTCCAAGTGGAGTTAGGCGATTATTATGCTGCCTATATTGCCATGAAAGAACGGAAGAAAGACCGGACGGCATATCTTAGCCGTTTGCAAGAAAGCTTAGTCAAACGAATGGATGAAGATGATAGTAAATGACAGGTTTCTATTTTTCTTTTCGCCAGTGTTATATTGTTTTCATTCAATCCAACCTGCCATATTGAAATCTTGCTTTCAATCAATCCAGCCATCAATATTTCAATAAAACAAGATTGCAGGATTGCAAAATAAACTCATCGGTCGGGGAACGCCCAGCGGCAAGGGGCGGGACCACCCGTCCCGACGAGCGAAAATCTTTAGTTAGTGAATATCTTTCTTTAATTGGCAACACGACTTCGGAGTGAATTTGCCCAAGGTGTTTTGCGGCACGGAAAACAGATTTGTGTGCCACAAATCACACCTTGCTGTTATCTGGCGATAACACGATTTCAACGACTGGCAGTCCGGTGTGGAATGTCCAACTTTTGAGCCAACATTTCCATGTCACTGCTTACCTTCAAATCAGTAATCCTCGCATAGATTTGAGTAGTCCTGATGTTGGTATGACCTAAAATCTTAGATACCGTTTCAATGGGAACACCGTTTGCGAGCAACACCGAAGTGGCACACGAATGCCGGTGTCAATGCATAAGTAACAGGAAAGCAAGCGATAACAGAAATGAGTAGATAAAACTTAAATAGTTGGTATTTAGCATATTTGCTGGATTCTGCCAAATGAGTAAAACGCAAAAAAAGGTGATTTGTAGTATTCGTTCAGTTACCAAAGCGTTAGCTGTCCAGTTACCGAAGCATACAGGTAACGCAATGAGGAGTACAGAAGTTATCACAATGGGCTATTATTCACTGGTTGTCAATATTTTGCATATCAAAGAACGCTTATAAATTAGGTAATTTTGCCATTAAAGGATAAGCGTATGAAAATAGAAAAATTCAAGGTGTTGCTCTACCTGAAAAAGAGCGGTCTTGACAAGTTCGGAAAGGCTCCAATTATGGGACGAATAACGGTGAACAACACGATGGCGCAATTCAGTTGCAAGCTGTCATGTACTCCAGAGTTATGGAATCCACGTGAGAGTCGGTTGAATGGGAAAAGTAAAGAAGCGGTGGAAACCAATGCAAAAATCGCCAAGTTGCTATTGGCTGTAAACGCTGCCTTTGATTCTCTCGTGAAACGGAAAAATGATTTTAATGCAACGGATGTAAAAGAAATGCTTCAAGGTAGCAAAGATACCCAAATGACATTGCTCAAGCTGTTCGACAGGCATATCGAGGAAGTGAAGTCCCGTGTGGGGATAGACATATCCCACCGTACACTTCCAAACTATATTTATACCCGTAACCGTCTTGCAGAATTCATAAATTGCAGATTCAAGGTGTCAGACCTTGCCTTTTGCCAGCTTAATGAGCTGTTTATACGTGAATTTCAGGAATATGTTGTAATTGAGAAACGACTGGGAGTCCAGACTGTACGTCACTATCTGGCCATACTGAAAAAGATTTGCCGTATCGCGTTCAAGGAAGGGCATTCGGACAAGTCCTATTTTGAACACTACCAGCTGCCAAAACAGAAAGAGACACCCCCGAGAGCATTGAGCAAGGATGATTTCGAAAAAATAAGAGATGTAGAGCTTACCGGCTGCCGCCCCGAACACTCTATAGTCAGGGATATGTTTCTTTTCGCCTGCTACACCGGGACTTCATATGTTGACGTAGTTGCAATTACTCCTGATAACCTATCCAAGGATGATCAGGGAGCGCCATGGTTGAAATACCGAAGAGGTAAAAACGGACAACTGTGCCGTGTCAAGCTGTTACCGGAAGCCGTGGCTCTTATTGAAAAGTACAAGGATGAGACAAGGGCTACCTTGTTTCCCGTCATCCCCTACCAGGCTTTGAAATGGTGTCTTACAAGCATCAAAATGAAAGTCGGGATACAAGGCCGTTTGTCATACCACATGGGGAGACATTCGTTCTCGACCCTTATGACATTGGAAAACGGGGTGCCGATTGAAACTGTCAGCAGGATGCTGGGACATGCGGATATAGGTACAACCCAAGTATATGCCCGTGTGACTCCCAAAAAACTTTTTGAGGACATGGACAAATATATCGAGGCGACAAAAGACCTGAAACTGATTCTATAACTCTTAAAATATTTAAACAATGCGAAGTACATTTTCTATTCTCTACTATATTAACCGAGGCAAGGTCAAAACCGACGGGACAACAGCCATCATGTGCCGTATCACGATTGACGGCAAGAGCAGTGTATTTACTACCGGATATTATTGTAATCCTGAATGCTGGAATACCAAAAACGAAACGGTAAAAGATGGCAGGACAAACGGTCTTCTTGCGGACCTACGGGCAAGGCTTGAAACTTCTTACATGAACCTGTTAAAGGAAACGGGTATAATAACTGCTGAAATGCTGAAAAACGAAATAACATGTGTAGGGACTGTTCCTATGACTCTCTTAAAAGCTGGAGAAGAAGAACGCGAAAGGTTGAGAATCCGTTCCGTAGCGATAAATTCTACCTCATCTTACCGTCAGTCCAAGTCTACTCAGGCATACCTGCACGAATACCTGCTTTCTATGGGGATGAATGACCTAGCTTTTGAAGACATTACAGAAGATTTCGGTTGGGAATACAAACTATATCTGAAGGGCAAAGGTTGCGGTGCGAGTCACATCAACCATTGTCTTACATGGCTGAACAGACTGATATATATTGCCGTTGACAGGGAGATTCTCCGTTTCAACCCGCTTGCGGATGTTCCTTACGAGAAAAAGCCTACAGGCAAATTGAAACATATAAGCAGGGCTGAATTGCAAAGGATTATGGAACAGCCTATGCCGGAAAGATTGCAGGAACTTACACGCAGGGCTTTCATCTTTTCCTGCTTCACCGGATTATCATACGTTGATGTGAAACGGCTTTATCCTTCACATATTGAAACGACTTTAGAGGGAAGAAAGTACATCCGTATTAACCGTAAGAAAACGGATGTGGAGTCATTCATACCTATTCATCCCATAGCTGAACAGATATTGGCCCTGTATAACACAACGGATGAAAGCAGACCCATATTCCCATTGCCCAAGCGTGACATGTTATGGTACTGCATACATGAGATAGGTATCGTGGCTGGTATAAAGGAGAATTTGAGCTATCACGCCAGCAGGCATTCGTTCGGCACTTTGATGCTTTCTGCAGGTGTCCCGATAGAAAGTATAAGTAAAATGATGGGACACACGAGTATTAAAACGACACAAGGATATGCCAAAGTAACCGATGATAAAATATCCGAGGACATGGACAAGCTGATGAAACGAAGACAAGAGCAAAAGGACAATCCCAGACAGTCGCCCGTTCCCTCTGCCGTCCATAGAAGTTAGTACAGACTCTATTGAAAGTGAAAAGGTCGAGCGGCTATGCCGTTTCGGGCAGAATCTTCCTCTTTCAGAGCGTATTCAGCCCGAAAACCTTTTTCCTTTCACGTCTGTACAATGAATGCCGACGGCAGCGGAAACAAGCGACTGACGGAAAAGTCAGAAAATAAAAAAGTAAAACAGCATATAGACGGAAATTAAAATCACGTCCGATTCTATATGCTGTTCTCATCACCTAAAGAAGGATATTTTTTAGAAATACAATAAAATGGGCAGACGGCAAACTGCGCTCCCTCCAGAAAAATCAATTTTTGTTTTCTGCGGCTTTGGCTGTTATTCTCATCTATTCGGCAAGAGTCATCACATTTGGGATACTGTCATACGAGAGTAAAACGATGATTTTTTCCACACTTATTTGTTTTTTCTATTTTCCGCTATTGTAAATGACATCAAGTAGCTCATTTGCAAGTTTCACATCTGTGATTTTAATAATATTGTCTTCCTCTGTAACATAGCCAAGTATATTGATACTGCCATACCAGACTGTGGACTTATCTATGACGCACGAGGATAATGATAGTTTCGGTACAATCTTTACATATAATCCCAAACTTTTTAGATAATCCGTCTGACTGTTTTCCTCTGATGTGAGAATTGATACTTGAATACCACTCGCATGAAACTCTCTGAGTGTTTTAACAAATGTGTTTCGTTCTGTACGATAGAGTTTTGGAGAGGATATGACAATAGATTGTCTTGAACTTTGCAAATTTTGCATAAATGCCAAACGGAATGTGTTACCATTGAAAATCTGTCCTTCACATGACGATGTGTACAAGTTTTCTGTGTCATCAAACAATGTCGGATTATCTTTTGACAGTACACGATAACCGATGGCAGAGTATCCTTTCAGGCGTTTACGATACATGCTCTCACAAACAGGTTCGTGTATATCAATATAGTCGTAAATACGGACATCTTTTTTCCCCTCATTCTCACGGTGCAAACGTCCGGCATATTGTGCCACCAATCCTTTCCATGAGATTGGCAGTACCAAAAACAGTGTATCAAGTCGTGGATAGTCAAATCCCTCTCCCACATATTTTCCCGTAGCTACTATTACAAGAGGGGCATCTTTGGGTATATCCTGTAACTTTTGCAGCGTTTCTCTCCTGTTTTTTGCAGTCCCTTCTCCTGTGAGTTGTATGATGTTGGCTACATGCTGCTTCAACATTTCGGCAAGCAATTCTACATGAGAAGTTCTGGCAGTAAGTATTATAGGTGTTCGGCCTGCAGCCACGACATTAAGAACATCCTCTATTATAAGATTATTCCGTATTTTCGATTCAGCGAGGGATTGTGATAGTGCCGTAAACGATTGTTTATCATCGGTAACAGGTCTATAAGATGTAAATCTCGGCACAAGATAACGTTGGAACGACTGCTTCTGTATCTGTGCCTTGGCATCGACAGAAAAACGAATCGGACCGCATTGCATAAAGATAATAGGCTGCAAACCATCTTTACGGATTGGAGTGGCAGTAAGTCCATAGACATAATGTGCCGTAACGTGTTTTAATACATTCTCAAATGTTATGGAAGATACGTGATGACACTCGTCTACAATGACCATCCCGTATCCTTTTACAAAAGGCTTGACTTCGTCATTTTCAAAACACGACTGCATAAGGGCTATATCAATAACACTATGCAACGTGTTAGAGGTAGAATCAAGACACCCGACTGGAGAAAACGCCTTCTTCCTTCCTCGTTTCTTGGAAATCTCATCTCCTGTAAAATCTATGTCAAGAAATTCTGACAGGCGTTCATGCCATTGCATAAGCAATGCCTTGGAGTGTACCAGAATAAGTGTATTTGTCTTTCTTCGGGCAATCAGAGCCGCGGCTGTAACAGTTTTTCCAAAGGCTGTCGTTGCAGACAACACACCATTGGAAAATGTCATGAGGGCATTGATAGCGTCCAATTGTTCATCGCGTTCCTTTCCTTTGAATGTTACGCCAATAGGTTTACCATGATTTGTATTATCAACTATCTCATAATCAATTTTGAGAGAATACAGCATGTTGATAATGGCATCCTCACATCCCCGAGGCATTGCAAGATATTCATCGGTAAAATCTGCACGGCAGATAATACGAGGAATGTTATATGTGGAAATACGCATCGCCTGTTTGCTGTAAAATTCAGGATTTTTAAACGCCGCAATATGTTTCAAATGATTACTAACCTTATCTGAAATAGATTTTAAAGGAATATATATCCTGTCTGATTTATGTATTATAAGTATGCCGTTAAAGTCTTCCTGAGTCACATCTTGTATGACTGGTATTTCCCACGGTTTATTTTCCGAAGATGTGGCCAATGTCCCAAAATCTTCCTGCTGATGCTGTGTCAATAATGCATCTACGGTACCTTCATCTATTTTTCTTACATTGTATAGATATGCCCATTGATCCTGGAACGGAAGAAACTGCTCATCTACAAAAACGCTGTTTCCTGCTTTCCTGGCTTTTCCCTGCAATGGTAACGCAATGAGATTGCCGAATCCGCCTTCCGGTACTTTATCCTGATTGGGAAAGAAACGATCGTATGAATCGAATGTAATCCGTCCATTGAGCTTCATGGCTTCCGTAAGAATTGTATTGCCTAATTTCCTTACTTTGCAGGCTGGTATGGGTTCATTAAAGAAAGTCCACACATGCGCACCATTGCCAGAACGTGAGCGTTCTATACTGAACGGAATTCTCCACTCTCTACAAATGGAAATAAATGCCAATACATCGTTCTTATATCCATGAGTGCAATTTTTGTCATCAAAATCAGCACACAGGAAAGAACATTTATTATCAGAAGTAACGACGTACAGACCGATAACATCGCATCCGTTCTCATCCTTGCCTTCCAGATGTCGGTATATGTCTTGATTGGTTAACGGGGCAAAATTGCGGTTAGGACACTCCGCGCATTTATGCTTTTTCTTGTCACATATTCCTCTGCGCCATTCGTTGATACATACTGGTTGGTAACCACCCTTTTCTGTGGCTTTGTTGAACCATCGTCGTGCAAAAACATCATCTCGTCCCTTGAAAAAGTTACGGAACAATGCTATTTTCTCATCAAGAGAGAGTCTGATTGGAGGATATATTATGGAAGAAAATGTTGTACTTTCATCAGCACGTTTGATGGAGGAATACACTATACCATGCTGTGAAAGTATTGACTTCAGTTCTTCATTTTCGGCAAGCAGGGCATTGTATTTAATGACAAGCGCATTGTATTTCTCTTGAAAACTGTCCATCTGTTATTTTGTTGCCATTAAACCACACAGCAATGCAATTCCAAAACTCAGAAACGTTCCGGCAAGGACATATTCTGTTTTTGCTGTATCCGTGTCTTTGAATCGAAGTATGGATTTTGCCGCTATGATAAAACCGATTGCTTCATATTGTCCAATGATAACGAATATGATTGTAAGAATACGCTCTAAATTTCCAATTAACGCTCCTGCATTTTTGATATTTTCACAAGACTGTGTCTCTCCAACTTGATATTTCTTTAAGACCAACTTAATCAGGATGTTTGCAGGCTTGATGCACAATAGTAACGCCAATATGAACAGAGGTATAGAGTAACTGCCATTGCAATCCATTGATTGGATTGGCAACTTTGTTGTAGTGTCAAAGGAGAATGTTACTATAATCAGTATCGCCAAATGAGAAATCTGATCAATCACAAAATTCCATAATCCTTTGGGGCTATATGTTTTGATAGCATCTATCACCAGATGAGAAAAAGCAATGGCAAGGGCATAAAATCTGAATTCATAAACAGGAACAGCTGCCCATGACACCCCGCCTATGATAAGCGAATGCACATACAGAAACCAGCTTCTGAATTTCCTTTCCTCTTTCTGCGCACAGTATTTATCATTCTGCAGGTAAAAATCACCTATAACATGTGCCAATAACAGACCTAAAAACAACCAACTATTCATATTCTTCAAAATTTATCTGCTCAAAATATTTTATGGATTCTTCTATACAATACCATTTTGTAGCTGTAGAAGCATTATTTACACTGGCTTGGGATATACCCAGCTTCTTGGCAATGTCTGCCTCTTTGAAACCAAGTAGTTTATAGTAAACGACTTCACTTTGGCGCATAGTCATATCATTTAATATGGCATCGGTCAATAGGGCTATAGTTTGTAAAGGGGCAGATAATTGCTTTTTACTTGTATGAACAGACATCGTTCCCTTATTCAGGGAACTCATTTCCTCGAGCGCACGTCCTGATAGATATATGGCCTCACCATCCCAAATGCCTTGTTCGGTATTCACTATTCTCATACCTCCGATACCAATGGCTATCCGTATTCCGTATGTATGGAAATTTTTCGTCTTTTCATTTTTAGCTGTGGAAAAAGATTTGATGCAGGATTTGATTATAAAGGCTATCCGGAATACGTTTGATACATTTTGCATTACACACTCTATATAGTCCCCTTTTATTTGGCGACCTTCAAAATCAGGATAACTCACTTTCAGCAAGCCAAATAATGATTCTATCCTTTGCTTTAATCCTATAGTTTCATTCACAGACAAGGAAGTGGATGCTACTATATCCGCTGAAATTGTTGCAAACATATTATAGTTCATTGATTTGATGACAAATGTATGAATTTTCTTTTATTCCGCCAAAATTATAGATTAAATAGTCTATAATTATAGAATATAGATAAATAGATCTATAGTAACGATTTATATACAATATGAGCTATAGCAAAAATCTGCACCATTTCATAGATAAATGATGCAGATTATAGAGCAAGACAAACATATCCATTATTTCCTGTTCCTGTATGTCTCCTTGTACCCTTTTATCAGTGTTCTTTCTATGTCGGAAGCCCGGTAGAGAATCTTTCCGCCTACCTGTGTGTAAGGCAGAATGCCGTTGTTGCGGTAGTCCTGCAAGGTTCTCCGGCTCACTTTCAGCAGGTATGCCACTTCCTTGTCTGTCAGCAGTTCATCGCCATAGGCAGGCGGTTGCCGTTTTTCCAACAACTTTTCGAGCAGGGCCAGCAGCCTGTCGAAATTCGAGTGGAACGTCTTTACCCACTCGTGGTCCTTTTCTCTGATTTCATTACTCATATGCGCTTGATATTGGTTATACATTATTCTTGAAACTCACTCAAATGGTCTTGCCTTTCCAACGGGCTTCCTTGCGCTTGTCCTCCACGTTGCCGACTACCCGTTCCACATCGTCAGGACGATAGTAAGTCCGGTTCCCGATTTTGGTAAAGGCAAGCGTCCCGTTATCCCTCAGGGTCTGCAAGGTTCTCGGACTGATGCGCAACCTGCGGCAGACCTCATGGTTGTCCATCCATTCACCTGTTTCCTTCCCGCCGTGTTCACTGCACAGACTTTCCACCCGCTGCACGAAGTAATCCAGCTTGGCGGCAATCTCCTCGAAAGTCCTCTTTTCAAAGCTGATGATTTCCATTTTCTTCATTATTTTCAGTTAAACATATATTCAAAATTCCGGAAAAGGACAGGTCTTTTACAGCCGATATTCCATCATGTCTCATTGTCCTATTCTCGGCTGGAAATGTGACTGTCTTATCCTGTTCCCACTGCAAATAAAAGCAGTAGAAATCACACTGCAATGGATTTTCAGACCGGTGACGATGCGTTGCCCGGAATGACATCATGTTACATATCAACTACATACAATGAGCCTTCTTCATAAACGGAATCCGCTTGAACAATCCGGTATGGAATAATCACTCCGGCAAATCACGGCAGGCAGCACCGACCGTCCAATCGGTATTGTGCATAGGGTAACATAATTGCCACGGTATCTCCATTTGCTTGATTCTGTTTACTATACACATTTCCTTTGCTCACGACAATGAGTCAAGGTGCGCACCGAGATCAGTGAGTAAACCGATTAAAATCAAAAATGTATGGTAACAAAAAAGAAATTGACCAAAGAGGAATGGGAGGCTATGACAGGTACGGACATGTCATTCATACTCCCGTCAGATGGCGGCATTGAAACTGCCCTGGAATCATCCTTGAATGATACTGGAAATAGAGAACAGGCAAAGTCAGTAGAACAAGTAGAAGTTCCATTCGAGCCCCAGCAACCGTCAATCGGAAAAGAGGAAGCCATTCCCTCTTCTCAGCGTCGTATAAGCAGCAGGCAGAGGAAACTTTCTCTGGACGAATACCGGAAGACCTTTCTTCAGGTCCCGAGAATCGAAGACCGCAAGCCTGTGTTTGTTAGCGGCGAGGTACGTGACAGGCTGGACGAGTTTGTCCGCAGGTTGGGAGGACGCAAAATGAGCGTTTCCGGACTGCTTGAAAACATCGCCCGGCAGCATCTTGAAATCTACTCGGAAGACTTCGAGCAGTGGCGAAAGCTGTGACATTTTCTGGAATGACAGACTTGCTTACTGACTTCAGTCATTACAGTATTCAGACAGTCAGTAGCCGACCTGAGGGGGTAACGGACAAAACTTCAGTTTTGGGAGTTAGCGAGGTTATCTTTCGGGCATCCCGAAAAACCTCGCTCCACTCCCGAAGAGTGGAGGCAATCCGCTCCCGGTGGTCGCAGATTGTGAGAAAAAGAATAATCAGAAATCAAACGAAGAAAATATGAATGACAGAAAGAAAAACAGACCGAGAGGACGCCCCAGAGTAAGCGGAGTGTGCAAACTCTGCAAAGCCGTTACAGTGAAATTCTCCAAGATAGACTATGAACGGTTATGCCGACGCAGCAGACAGGCTAACCTCACGTTGGCGGAATTTCTCCGCGTATCAGCCTTTGAGACGACGATAACGGCCAGGCACTCTGCTGAGGAAACTGCCGTCATACGCAGTCTTACGGGGATGGCGAACAACCTGAACCAGCTGACCAGGCTGTCCCATCAGGCCGGATTCCACCGTACCCAAAAGACGGTGACAGAACTCCTGCAGAAACTCAAGGAGATTATCGTCCGGTACAGGTACGGAGAAAGGAGGTCGTCATGATTGGCAAGATCAAGAAAGGAAAATCATTTGGCGGCTGTATCCGTTACGTGATGGGCAAGGATAATGCGGAAATCATCGAATCCGACGGTGTATTGCTGGAAAATATCCGGGAAATAACGGCCAGTTTCAATTACCAGCGTGAGCTTAATCCGAAGATAAAACAGCCTGTCGGGCACATCGCATTGAGCTTCAAGCCGGAGGACAAGGCACTGCTGACGGATGAATTTATGGCTAAAATAGCCCGGGAATACATGGAGCTGATGGGCATAAGGAACACCCAGTTCATCCTGGTAAGACACCATAACACGGACAATCCGCACTGCCATCTGGTCTATAACCGCATCGGGTATGACGGCAGGGTAATCTCTTCCCAAGGCGATTACAAGCGTAACGAGATTGCCACGAAAGTGCTTAAGGACAGGTACGGGCTGACATACGCCGAGGACAAAGGCAAGACTAACGTGGAGAAACTCCATGCTTCGGAGCGTGTGAAATACGAAATCTTCAATGCCGTCAAGGCGGCTTTGAAGCACTCCGGAACATGGAAAGAGTTCAACGATTATCTGCTTCGCCGGGGCATCAGGCTGGAATTTGTAAAGCGTACCAGGGAGATAAAAAGGCCGGAGGACATACAGGGAATCCGGTTCACTAAGGACGGGCAGACCTTCAAGGCTTCACAGATCAGCCGGGAGTTCAGCTTTGCCAGACTGAATGCCCGGCTGGGATGGAAGACTTCGGAATCCCAACAGGAATCCGAACGTAAGGTGCAGCAAAGGATACCGGACGGAGGCCATCTTCTCGAAAGTACGGGACCGGGACTGTTCAGCCCGACAAGCGGCACCGCTCCCGAAGAGCCGTTATCTCAGGAAGAACTCTTGCGCAGACGCAGGAAAAAGAGACAAAAAAGGAAAGGTTTCGGATTGTAGTCCGTCCTTTCCCATTCAAATTATTCATGAACATTAAAATTGCAGGAATATGAAAATGGAAGAATGTATCGAGAGCATCTTCGGATGCCTGGAAAGAATCGAGGACAAAATCAACGGGTTGTCCGTCCCCTTGCCGGAAGGCAACAGCCCGACAGTTAATAACACACAGGATGAGTCCATGCTGAATGAAGTCCGGAACGGTCATGAGACATTTCGCAAATTGTTGGCTCGCGTGTACGAAGGTCTTGCCGCCATCAAGAACGATATGGTTTCCATGGACAGGAAAAACTCGTCACAGGAAAGACTTGGACAGGTCCTGTCAGAAATGCGTAATGAGCAGCGGCAGAACCAGGAGAAAGTGGAAATCCTGTTTTGTGAGACCAATGACACAATCAGAAAGAATGCCGTCAAGACAAGCAACATCAACCATCATTTCAGACTGAGCTTGGAATCCCCGTACATCCTTGGGAGTTTTTCCGTGATGTTCGCGGCAGTCGTGGCCCTGTCCGTGGCGCTCTATTTTTCGGCAAGAACAGATAACGAACATGCCGATAATGATCTGAAGTACCGTTATGTCAAGATGAAAGGAGAGGCTACTCCTGAGCAACTTGTGGAACTTGAGAACCTCTTTGGACCGAACCGGGATAACGAACGGATCGGACAGATGCGTGAGGACGTGGAAGCCTACGAGGAAGCGGTACGGAGAAAGGCCACCCTGACCGAGCAGGCACGGCTGAAAGAACAGGCCGCGAGAGAACTGGACAGCAAGGCGAAGTCCATCAAGGACAAGTCTATTACGGACGAACCCAAAAAGTAAGCCCATGGCCAGTGTCAAAGTGAAATTCAGACCTTCCACCATAGAGGGAAAGGAAGGTACCATCTATTATCAGATTATCCAAAACCGTGTAATCCGTCAGTTAAAGACGGATTACCGGATATTTACGGAAGAATGGAATGAAGCTGGAAGCTGTATCATTGTCAGTAATTCGGAACGAAGCAATCTGCTTCTTTCCTTGCAGGAACGCATGGAATGGGACCTGAAGCGGCTGGACATGATCGTCCGCCAACTAGAAAATCGAAAAGGGACATATACAGCAGGTGATATTGTCATTTCTTTTCAAAGCAACACAGATGGACAGTCGCTTTTCAACTTCATGCAAGGCATCATAGCCCGTCTCAAACAGATGGGCAAGATACGCACAGCCGAAAATTATTCCTGTACTCTGAAAAGTTTCATGCAGTTCAGAGGAGACAGGGATATTTTGTTGTCTGACATCGATTCGGATTTGATGCAGCTTTATGAAGCCTATCTTCATGGGAAAGGTGCCGTACGGAATACCAGTTCATTCTACATGCGTATCCTTCGGGCGGTATATAACCGTGCCCTGGAAAAGGAACTGATGGAACAGCGCAATCCTTTCAGGCATGTCTATACGGGAGTGGACAAGACCATCAAGCGTGCCGTTCCATTATCCGCCATCAAGCGTATGAAGAATCTGGACCTGTCTTTACAGCCAAATCTGGAATTTGCAAGGGACATGTTCCTGTTCAGCTTCTATACCCGTGGCATGTCGTTCGTAGATATGGCTCACCTGAAAAAGAAAGATCTTCAGAACGGCTTCTTATCGTATCGCAGACGAAAGACCGGGCAGCAGCTGGTCATCAGGTGGGAAAAATGCATGCAGGAGATTGTCGGCAAATACCCGGAAGACAGTTTCAGTCCTTATCTTTTGCCGGTATTGAAATATCCTTTTAAGGATACGCACAAGCATTACAGGAATGTCATGTCCGGAATAAACCGAAACCTGAAAGAAATAGCCAGACTGGCCGATATATCCTTGCCTCTGAGCATGTACTGTGCCCGTCATTCATGGGCAAGCGCAGCCAAAGGCAAGAACATTCCGATTTCGGTTATCAGTGAAGGAATGGGACATGATTCCGAGGCGACCACACAAATTTATCTGGCCTCATTGGATAACTCCGTAGTGGACAAAGCCAACGCTTCAATTTTGAGTGGGCTATAATGTGATAGATTTGTTTAGCAAATTAAATCTTTCTTGGTAAGAGAGAGATATTGTAGCAAAATTAAGAAAAAAAAGAAATTAAACCATATTTAATTCAAATTTTTCTTTCACTTTGCATATAAAAAATGATAGATGTTTAGGGAAATATGGATATTACTGCATTAATCCATTAAAAAACAACAATATATGATCTAATCTCTCTCTTACCAAGAGAGTTTAATTTAAAATCCATTTTATTATAATATACTATGACTCGAAAACGAACATCTTCAGCGTCTAATTTATCAAGGAGACGTAAACAAAAATCTTCACAATCATCTAAATTGTGGGTAGCTTTAATTGCTATCTGTATCATCGGTTGCTTCGGTTATTTAATCTATAAATTAGCACAATCACCGGATTATACATTCAGCCGAACTGATTTGGATAAATATATAGAAGTTACTCATCGTGAAAATCTACTGGGAGATGGTGCGTCTATTTATGTAGATATGTCTGATGGAATGAATAGCGCTTATGCTGAGCCCTTAGGACGCAATATTTTGCAAGCTGTTATTAATAAGATGGCAGCAAATGATGTAATTCGATTCTTTGAGCTTGCAGAAGGAAATATAGATCCCATTAATATGAGTCATACACAGCTGTATAATTATATGATGAACAGTGTAAATTATAAGAAACAAAGAGCTCCGATAGAAAAAACACTCGAAAGAATCATTTTGAATAATCAGCCTGCCTTATTGATGACCGATTTTGAAGAATATAACGGAGGCTTAATTCAAAAGGCTGCATATGCAAAAAAATATTTCATAGATTGGTTAGCTAAAGGGTATAATATCACCTTTTATAAATGGGATTTTACTGAAAAAGAAAAATCAAAACACATGTTCCTTGCTGTATTCGATGACAATGCCAACCGCTTGAATTCACTCATCCAAAACGCTGCTGTAGGTGCAGCCCCCCAAATAAGAACATTTGTATTAGGAAGCCGTGATTTTGCATATCCTACAGCCTCTCAATATTTATCTCTGAAACAAGGAGGAAACTACCATAACAGTAAAGGTCTGGATATCGTAACAAATGTTCTTGAAGATGGTGGTGTAGAGGCATACATTAGTTATGCAAAACCTTTAGCGACAGCAGAGGGTGCGCCAGGAAAATTTGCTCCTCTGAACAAACTAATAGGATCATTTTCGGAGTATTATCCAATTGGTGTAAGTTGGACAAATGCATTAACAAATTCAAGGCAAATGGCTGAAGCAGGAATTGCTGAAGCAGATGCTTATAAGCATTTGCTGAGTCATCTATATATTGATTTTGATGCGCAGAGTGGATTCTCTGTTGATGAAGTGGAAGTAAGAGTCTTTAACATGCAGAAAACAATGGAGCAAATAGCTTCTGTTCTTAAAGATTCCATAAGTACTGAAATGACAAAATCATTGGGTGAAATAAGAAATCCGGAAGTCAATGAATTTTTAATTGCATCGATGAATAAAGTCTCAACAGATATGGGTGAATGGTCGGAAATAAATATTGACTTTGCCCCCCAATTTAATGGAAACTTTCCTGGTAACATGAAAAGCTCAGACTTACTTCGAGCTAATATCGTTATTTCTAAAGCTTCACCAAGATTGGAAGGAATTGATGATTTCTTTGGTTGGGAAGGAAATCCATCTTTAGCCAATTCAATACGTGAAACTTTGACAGCGAAACAATGTAACCCTGAAGGGCGTATTCTTTTTTCCTATTATTTAAAAACAATCTCTGAATAAAATGATAATAACTAAAAATAAGAACAAATGGAACAAGCATCTATGACATCCGCTTACATGTGGTCATTTGTAGTTATGGCTGCATTTTTTCTTCTTGCTGTATTAATAGCAAATATGATACTTTTTAAACCTGGTAATACAGGTGTTACTCAACGAAGAGTCTGGTTTTGGATTCTGGCTATAGGTACTGGTATAATTAGTTTCTTGATTAATTATGGAATCGGAAGTGGTATAACTGTTCCTAACATTCAATCCAGTTATTTTATGCATTCAGGAATAGCATCAGGTGTATCAGTTGTAATTTTTATCGTTCTTGGATTTGCATTGAGTAAAGTATTTAGCAAATCAAAAATAGGTACATGGTTCTAATTAAATTATTTGCTTAATGGAGGATAAATTATTTCTTATAGCAATTGGTGGCACCGGCATGCGATGTCTGGAGGCATTCGTACACTTGTGTGCAGCTGGCTTGTTTGATAACCATACAATAGAAATTCTTACTCTTGACACAGATCAGAATAATGGTAATAAAGATCGGGTAGAAAATCTTATTGAATTATACAACAAAGTTAAAACCAATGATGCGTCCAATAAAGGAGGAGAGCAACGTAGTAATACTTTCTTTTCTGCAAAATTGAATCTGTATCGGTTCTTTACAGATTATTCTACTGCCAATCGTATGACACTGGCTGCATTGGCTAGCACAAGTAACCTTACAGATGAACAACGACAAGATAATCAGGATTTGTCTGATTTATTGTTTGAACGTGATTCTGTCCAACAGTTTAAATTAGATCATGGGTATCGAGCGCAAACCCATTTAGGCTCATTACTGATGTATCATGGCATTATTGAGGCAGCGATTAATGCTAAGAAGGGTGATAATACTGTAAAAGCACAAGAGAAACAATTGTTTGACTATCTCCAGCTTCTGAATAAACATGCAGCAAATGCCAGAGTATTTGTATTTGGTAGTGTTTTTGGCGGTACCGGTGCATCGTCTATTCCCGTAATGCCTATTGCCATCAGCGAAGCAATGCGAATCATCACAGGTGGTAATAATGTATTGAATTTGAAAAAAGTGCTGTTTGGCTCAACTTTATTGACTGATTATTTTACGTTTCAGCCACCGACCGATAAACAACTTACCATTGATAAAGTTATAGCCGATGCAAATAATTTCGCATTGAATTCCCAAGCTGCATTAAGTTTTTATAATGGGGATTCCACAGTTCGTAGTACCTATAAAAAAATGTATCATATCGGCTGGCCGAGCAGTCTGAAGATTAATTATTCTGAAGGGAAAACGGGAAATGTGGTTACTGGAGGGCATGAGCAGTGTAATGCATGTCATGTGGCAGAGTTAATGTGTGCGGCAGCTGCATACGATTTTTTTAATGAAGACCGGGCAAAACTTGAAAAGATTGGAGAAGCAGAATATGATTTCAGGACTGTTGCTGTTGATGAGAATGGTACAATCCAATTGTCCGGATCCAGTTTTATCGGTAGTGATAAGGGGGAAGTCTTTGAAAATAAATTAGGGGCTCTTCTATCTTTGGCTCATATCATATTATCTAAGTTTGGTGGAGCGCATGAAGATATACATGGAACGGTAGAGTTGCTGAATTATTTAGACAACGTAAAGTTCTCAGAGTATAATGACATAAGTGATACACAGTGTGATGAAATAGATGGATACCTTAAAGAATTTGGATATAAGTTTGTTAAAGGCAGCGTAGTATTTGGCTGGATTTATCAAATATTTAAGTCTGTGGGAAGTGGTAAATTCATATTCTCCCCGGAAGCTTTCAAGACAGATATTGATGAATTGGACAGCATTGACCCTGGAATTATATTCTCGGATGAAGCACATCACTGGAATAAAACGGGATTCTTCACAAATAGTGCTGCAGATAGACGCTTTAACACTTTAATCGAATTGCTGAAGAGTGATGAGACTGAACCAGGTGATTCACAGGCTGTCACGCTTAAAGAGAGATTCTTGGCACACATGTATAATGCCATTACAATAGCTCAACATTTTAATGAATAAATTATGCCAAATAAAGCTTTAACCATAGATGTAAATCCTGCGGCCATTCCTAGTGGATTGGTAGATAACTGGTCTCCACTAGGAAACACAACGGTGTTTATAAATAATATCCAGACTCCCAAATTAAGTGAAAAAACAAACGTAGGACAGCTGGTGTCTGGTATTCCGACTGCATTTGCGAGAGTAGATTTATTTAAAACTGCACTAGATCATGTAGCCACGTGTAATACTTCTGAGGGGCAACATAATTTAGTGGGTTATTATAGCCAATTAGTAGATGAATGGAAAGGTCTTATAGCGTGTATAGCTTTAGATTATGCTCATATTAGTGTCCGTAGAATCGATCTTAAATATAGCGATGGTAAGGATATTGCATCAACATCGAATGTCTATGAACCTAAAGGGGCATTTGGTAATATGTTGCTTCGCCGCACCAAACGTTGGTGTGAACAGAATCTTTCCGATAATCAAGAAGCTGTTCCATACATCAATGTAATTAAGTATCGTGGACAAGTAGTTGGGGCTACCGCGCCTGAGTCTTTATTGTTTACCTCAACTGGGTACTATTCAGAGGCATCTGTGGAACGCCCATGGATTGATGTTGCTACGGGTAAATTTATCAATCCGTTAAAATCTTCAATGACATCTACTCAGATTGTGACACTTCATGCCTATGTATGCCACATTATTAAGGAACTTAGCCATGTTGAGGCCTACTATAAGAACTTGAAAGATGGTTTAGCAGTTGATTATACATCTATACGAACCATTCTAGAGCAGTGGAAAGAGGATATAGCATCCAAAGCATTAACAGAAGCAATCGATCTCTCTATTGCTAGTACTCCTCCCGTAAGTGCTGCTTTCGGAGGTCCGTTCGAAAAATTATTCTGCCATAAGGATAGTCTTGTAGGTGTGGAAGGTGTCATTTCTGAGAAAGAGATGCCAGGTGGTGTTGTGTTTGATCCAAAGAATTTACTTCTTAATGAAAGTGCTCATATAGCTAGATTGGATTTGAACATTACTTCGGCAGAATTAAAGGAGTTGCCTATTTTGGCTTTGACTGCAGATATTAAAGGAACCGAAGAAAAAGCTTATTTTGCTCTCCCATTAAGTGCTCAGGGATTAAATGTATATGGGAAGAATGTGGCGGCATTGGTTGGAATGTCTAATTCGGATAGTGCTATTTCTTCTACTCTAAAAGCTGTATATGATCCTTCTGCACGTGTCGGTAATCTCGAGGTGGTTCTGACTATTAAAACAGAATCGGGAACTCAACGACAGTTTAAGAAAGTATATACTTCAGATGGTGAAATCAAAAATAAAGATATTCTCATCTGGCCTAATTTTGTTTCTCCTCAATGGGATGCTTATTTTATGTATAATGAATTGCCTCATAATGGTACAAGTCAATCGTATCGCGCATTTCCTTTCGTAGGAGAGATACAGGAGAACTATTTCCGTATTATTGTAGATAAAGACCAGGATCCCATCTTGTTGAGTAAAAATGGGCAAGTTATTGTTTCTGACCGAGATGTGAAAGCAGAATTGCTTGTCTTATCGGATGAAGCTGTAGCAGATAATCCCTATAAATATGAAATCTATAGGTCTAATAAGCCTTTTAAAGGTGTACGTTTGCTTTCTCCGACTGGAAATGAAGGCGGTTATATTTTGATTAATTATAGTTCTGCTCAAGGTACTAGGTTGCCACATGATTGGATGCGATCAGGTGCTACACCCACATTGAATCCTGTACGTTTAGGTATTGATTTTGGAAGTACAAATACATCCATAGCTTACTCAAGCGACAACACACAGGAACAGGGATTTGAGTTTGAAAATCAGCGGGTTTCTCTTTTTGGCAATGAAATGCCCGGAAGGAATATTGTGCCTAGAGAGAATCAGGTCTTCTTTTTTCAAGGGGCAGGACCAAAGGTTAAGTCAAATGCTATTAAAAGCGTGCTGACTATACATGATAATCGTCGTCTTCCTCCATTACGTCAAGGTGAAACTATTAAGATGCGAAATGAACGCGAGGTAATAGGTGGTTTCCCAAGTTTTGCTGACAATCTACCATTTGCTAATTCTGATAAGAAGAAGATTACACTTTGTTATCCAAATGGTGTGGGTGAAGTAACACAGATTCATAACATGAAGTGGGAAGACACAGATGATGATAAAGCACATAAAAGTGCATTCTTGAGGACTCTGATGCTGCAAGTATATGCAACTTTATTTGTAAAGGGTTTCATTCCTATTAGTATAAAGTGGTCTTATCCATCAGCTATGGCTGGGCAGTTGCTATATTCTTATCAGAACATTTGGCAAACTCTAGACTCCATTTCTCCTGTGTTAAATACAGATGGAACACGTTATCCTCTGAATATAAGTAAGTATACAGATAATCGCTCATTGGGAGATACTATTGGTACTGGTTCCTTTGGCCAAAATTCATCGCAAGAATCCGGTTTCGGTAATGGATTTGGTAATGGATTTGGTAGCAGCTTTGGAAATAGTTTTGGTAATGGATTTGGGAATAGCTTTGGCACTCAGCCTGTAAATGATTCTAATTCTGCAGGATTTGGCGGAGGATTCGGTAATGGCTTTGGTAGTGGCTTTGCACAGGACTCTAATCAGGTAGTGGCTTCTGCAACACCGACTTTCGATCTGTTACCTGATGATCCTAAAGCAGAAATATCTTATAAGCCAGAACCATTATATACGATGACAGGTCCGAATGCGAATCCTAGTCTTTCTGAAGCTGAGGCTGTAGCCAATTTCATATCTGTTAAATACGGAAAAGAAGCAAATGTACTTAACTTATGTTTTGATGTTGGTGGTAGTACAACAGATATTTCGGCTTTGTTCTATTTAAGTAATGGAATCACTATGATTAAACAGAATTCTTTGAGATTTGCAGCTCAAAGAGTGTCTCAGTCTGTTTCATTGTTTCCTGCATTCCAGAAGGTACTTGACAGCATTTGTTCCAGATATAAAATCCAAATGGTAGGATTGAATTTTGGTCCAAATACATACAATGAGCACACGGCTCCATATTTCTTTGATCAGATTGTGAACAGACTCGATGATTCACAATTAGAATCGTTCTATCAGAGTATTGCTTCAGATTGTCCTCAATTGATGCGTGTAAATATGTATGTTACAGGACTTCTTATGTATTATGCTGGTCAAATAGCACACAAGTTAGTAGATGATTTACGCAGAACGCCTGAAACTGAATGGCCGGCAAAGAAAAAACCGAATGTGCGTGTGACGTTTGCTGGTAAAGGTTCTCGTTTGTTCCAATGGCTTAAGGTAATCAATAAGAATGCAGCCAATCAGTATTATGGAAATATGTTTGTCATGGGATTTGGTAGAGAATCGTTAATGGAATCTTTAGCAGGCTGGCAATTGATAGAACTACCTAAACTTAATGACCCAGACATCAAATATGAAGTTTCTAAAGGTTTAGCTAAAGGTGATACGATTCTTCAGAGACCTAAATTAGAACAACCTTCAGAGATTATTGGTGAAACAGGATTTGAAGTTATCGGTAATGATAATATAAGAAGACCATTGGACTTTACTAATTCCATCACGCCTGACATGTTAAAATCTATTGGAATTCGGTTCTGTGTAGATTCTGATCATGTACAAGCTGATAAATTTACAGAGTTTTGTGGCTTCTTCTATAGTGCAGCTAGCCAGTTATTTAATTGGAAAACGGATCCTGCTATTTTAGAAAAAGCATGTCGTCAGATGAGTATAACTGGTTATGTGCAAAATATGCCGGAATTCCGTAAAGCTGCAAGAGAGTCTCAACAAACTAGGAAACCATTTGACTTTGTAGCTCCAATTATTATTTTGGAAGGAATGAAATTCTATGATAATACGTTGCTTAAAATGGTCTAATGAACGAAGATAAATATAAAATAATTATGTCACTTTCCCACCATCGCATATCCTTTGAATATTGGTTACGCGATGGTGAGGATAAACTGCAGCTGATGCCAGGAGGAAACTGGCCTTCACCTTTAGCATTTTATTGTTCTCAGTCAGGAATTGTTATAGGTGAAGAGGCTGCACGTGCTGCTCAAACGGGAACTCCTAATGCTTTCGATAATTATTTTGATCGATTAAGTGAAGGAGAAACCTATCAGTTTGGTAATCAGTGTAAGCCCATAGGTAATTTATTGTTAGATGCTGCAGAAACTGTTTTCCGTGAATTTTATCGGAGCATTTTGTTTAATCGATATGGTTCATTGACGGAAAATAGGGCGAATATGCCTCTTTCTATTGTTTGTGAGGCTGATATCGAGTCCAATGAAAGAGCCTATATAACCAGTTTGTTCAAGGATAGTGGTTATGTGCGTGTGAGGGTGATTGATTATGATACTTACATTGCTAGGTTTATAAATGAATCATTGTCCAAAGATTATAATTGTGAAAAAGTTTTAGTCGCATGGACAGAAGGAATTGATTTAAGACTGACGCTTTTTAATCTCAATGCAGATTCGGTGAATAATCATATTGTTCTGAGAGGCTTAGGTATTGATCCTAGATTAGAATATGTAAAAAATCTAATTTGGAATGATATCATAGGTCAAAATCCGTGGTTATCCCGTGATTTAGAAGATTCTATCCTTACTAAGGTAGCTGCTGATTTTATTAACTCCACCGCACCTATGGTTTCTGAATGGTTGACCTTATCAAGTGGTGGTAAATATAAATATAGTTTGAATCGAACTTCTGTGGACTTCATTCAGACCGATGAAAGCCAATCATTAAAAGCCGGGCTCGACAGTTTTCTTCGTAATGCAGACATAGTTGATAGAAGTAACATATTGCTGCTTTTACGAGGGGTTGCAGCGGGTAATGCCTATTTTGAGCAGAATCTTGGACATGGATTTCTTAAAATTGTTCGGAGTAATGACATATTACGAAATAAGACTATGAGTTTGCTCATTGCTGAAGATGTTCCACCGTTAGAAGTTAAAATCCATGATGCTGATATTAGAACTCCTGCAACTGAATCTTTAGACTTAGAGAAATCTGCCCCCAAGTCCGTCATCCTTGACTCTTCCATGCCTGATTTGTCTAAAGAGGTAAGAAGAAAATGGCGACAGATTAAGGCCGAAGCTTCTGGTAAAGCATCGAATGGGAAAAAAGATGAAGCTAAATCAATTTTGCAGACTTTTTATGCTGAAATAAAATCCACGCTAGGTGTAGAAGATATACTAAATGATATTAATGCGCAGATAGAGAATCTGACCCCACATATTAATATAGAGGCTAAACAATTGGACCGTAAATGGAGAGAGATTAAAGCTAAATCTAAGGCTAAGGTGCGTACTCAAAACTATAAGGAAGCTAGGGCAATACTAACCGAATTTAGAGATCTATGTAGCAATGTGTATGGTGCCCAAGAATTGACTGCGAAAATAAATGAAGAATTAGATGCGATTCCGATAGAAAAACCTTCTCTTGGTGAAAGGGAAAATGATTCTGTGGAGTACCCGAAAAGTCATTGTATTTCTAGGTCTAAAGAAAATGTTACCTCTAGAAATCCGTTAGTGTCTGAAAGGGCTTCATCAAGTTCTGATAAGCAAAGTTATAAGCAGACGGAAAAAACTCAGAAACAACAAAAACAAGAGGAAACTGATAAAGGACGGGAATTAATTGCACAGAATAAACTCAAGGAAGCTCGTGATAGGTATAGAACCAATGGCAATAGCTTGAAAGCTCGTCTGTTGTCTGAAATTATTCGTTCACAGAAAGGGGTTGAGTTACGCAAGCTTTCTTTGGAAGAATATAAGAAAAATAAAAATACTGAACAAATAAAACGAATAATAAAAGAATTGGAAGAATATTTGGATTTATGTACTAGGCTAGGTATTCCTGCCGAAGAATATAGAACCTTACTTCTTGAATATCGTAAAATTAAATAACTTTAAACAATACTATTATGGCAAGAAATTTTGATCTTAAAAAGGGTGAGAAATTCTCATTAGGTAAAAGTGATGAACTTTCAACTATCCAAGTTGATCTTAACTGGAAGTCTGGCGCAGATCTTGATGCTTCTGCATTTCTTTTGAATGATGATGGCGTGATTACAGAGGATGCAGACTTTGTGTACTACAAGTCCAATTTCCGTTCTGAGCCTTATGATAGGACTAAATTTGGTAGCAAAAAGAATTGGCGTGATAATACAGTGCCTATTAGTTCTGACGGTTCTGTGGTAGGGTCGGCCGATGATACAGGTGATGAAGAGGGAGGTAGTGAAGAAGCTGGAGAAACCATGCATGTTGATTTGTCTAAAGTTCGTCCGGAAATCACTGAAATCGTTTTCTGTGTAACAATTTACGATGAAGGAGATAAAATAACTTTTAAAGATGTACGTGAACCACAAATTGTAATTACCAATGAAGAAAGTGGTGAAGAGCTTTGTGCTTATAATCTGAAAGAGCATTTTTCTTCTGAAACGGCTGTTGTTGCAGGTGCATTAGTCTTGAATGAAGACGGTGAATGGGAATTTGAAGCTATAGGTAAAGGATATGATGGCGGATTACAAACTTTAGTAGATATGTATCAATAAAAATGTGTTGCTATGGGAAGATTTAATCTTACAAAACTTAGTAGTGGTGAACGTTTCATAATAGATAAAACTCTCGGGTTAAATAATATTAGAGTTGAACTTACTTGGCAAAACGGAGATCTGGATGCACAAGCGTGGCTTTTAAATGCAGATGGCTTGATTGTAAATGATGCAGCATTTGTATTTTATAACTCGAAAAACCGTACAGAACCATTTGACCGCACTAAATTTGGGAATAAAGCCAATTATTTGGCTTCAACTCGTCCGATGAGTGCTGATGGGGCAGTACTTGGTCCCAAAGATGAACTTCAAGGGGGTATTGAGACAATAAATATTTGCTTGAATAAAATAGCTCCTGAGGTGCAAGAAGTTGTGATTACATCGTCGGTGTATGTCCCGAATGATGCTAACGAAACATTTGGTCAAGTTAAAAATGCACAAATAACTGTTATAGATGAAGAGTCCGGAGATCCTCTTTGTAGTTATGAATTGAGCAAGGATTACCAGACGGAAGATGCATGTGTTGTGGCCCGTTTCCTTATCAATGATGAAGGTGAATGGACTTTTGAAGCTATGGGTAATGGCTATAATGGTGGGCTACAAACACTGGTAGATATGTATACAGAGGAATAATACTATGGCAAACGATAAAAAACAAAGGTTTGAACTTAATAAAGGCTCGGACCGCGAATTTGATATTTCTAAAGGTAAAAAACGTAGATTTGATTTAACGAAGGACAGTGATGAACTTCAAGTTGAATCAAAACCTTTATTGACAGATTCAAAGCCGATAAATCAATCCGATCTTGCTAGTCAATCTTCGCAAGTTGAGGGAGCAAACAATAAAGGGTCTAAGAAGTGGTTAATTGGTGCATTAGTAATTGTTGCGCTGTGTGTGTTGGGATGGTGGCTTTTTTCTAATGATAATTCTACAAACGAAACAACTCCTGCTGTTTCTGAATTACCGAAGGATACTTCGCCATCTGAAGATGATGAGACAGCTGCATCTGATTCAACATATGCAGGGATAACAGCATCTGCTCTTGAGACAAATTCATCAGATGTTGATAAGACATCAGATGTAGCTGTACCAGGTGATATGCCTACTAATGCTGAACCAGTACAGAAATCTTCACAAACTAGTATGCCTGCAACATCTGTTTCGGAGGATACAGAAACAGAGGCTATGAAGGTTATACGGGGAGAATATGGTAATAATCCGGAACGTAAGAATAGATTAGGAGCTCGCTATGAAGAAATCCAATCACGTGTAAATCAACTTATGAATTAAGTGAAATAAGGAATGGCTCCGTTGGTAATATAATTTCCCGACGGAGCTTATTCTATTTATTTATTCGGCGTTTATTGCCGTTCTGTTATATAATTATTCATATACCAAACTTAATAAATAATTTGAGCGGGACTTATCGTTTTTTAGGGAAAAGCATTGATGAAGAATTGTCCCCAATTATTTATCAATAAAATAATTTATAAAAATGGAGAAAAAAGTTCATTATGAGGGCTTAACCGATGCCGAAGTGCTCGAAAGTCGAAAAAAATATGGTGCCAACGTCTTGACACCGCCGGAGAAAGATCCGTTATGGAAACAATTTTTAGAAAAATTTGAAGATCCTCTCATCATAATTCTGATGATTGCAGGTGTGTTGTCTATCGGTATCTCATTCTATGAATATTTCGGTTTGGGAGAAGGAGGCGAAGTCTTCTTTGAACCTGCAGGAATCTTCGTAGCGATTCTACTCGCTACGGGCTTGGCATTCTACTTCGAACTTCAAGCTGATAAAGAATTTACAATTCTCAATCAAGTAAACGATGACGAACCGGTAGAAGTAATTCGCAATGGCAATGTCAAACAAATTCCTCGTAAGGATGTGGTTGTTGGTGATATAGTTATCCTCAATACCGGTGAAGAGGTCGCCGCAGATGGTGAATTGATAGAAGCTGTACAACTACATTTGGATGAATCAACTCTGACAGGTGAACCTGTATGTGGTAAAAGTATCAATAAGGAAGAATTTGACAAAAACGCCACTTATCCTACCAACCATGTAATGAAGGGTACAAAAGTGATGGAAGGACATGGCATTTTCCGTGTGTTAGCAGTTGGAGACACTACGGAACAAGGTAAAGTGTTTGAGGCTGCACAGATTGATGACAGCGTGAAGACTCCATTAAACGAACAACTGGATGGCCTAAGTGACTGGATTACTAAGGTAAGTTATGGATTTGCTGCTTTGATTATTATCGGTCGTATTGCAGTCTATTTGATAAGCAATGGAACTGATTGCTTTGGTTCTATGGAACAGATAGCTCCTTTTATAGCATATGTTCTGCAAACGCTAATGATTGCAGTTACCTTAATTGTTGTAGCTGTACCTGAGGGACTGCCTATGGCCGTTACACTCTCATTGGCTTATTCCATGAGGAGAATGTTACGCACAAACAATCTTGTCCGTAAAATGCACGCATGCGAAACGATGGGGGCAACAACCGTTATTTGTACAGATAAAACAGGTACATTGACACAAAACCAAATGAAAGTGGACGACATAAAAGTTTATGCAACCAATGTTTCCGACAATGTTATCAACGAAGGGTTTGCAGTGAATTCTACAGCGTCTATTGATTTCTCCATCGTCACGAAGCCTCAAGTACTTGGCAATCCGACAGAAGGAGCATTGTTACTTTGGTTAAGCAGTAAGGGTATTGATTATCGTATGTTACGTGAAAGTGTAAATATAGTGAAAGAACTTCCTTTCTCTACGGAGCGTAAGTATATGGCTACTATAGTTGAATCCGCTGCTATACCAGACAAGAAAGTACTTTATGTGAAAGGTGCGCCTGAGATAATTTTTAATATATGTAAAATATCCGATGTGGATAAAGGAACTGTAGATAAACAACTAATAACCTATCAAGAACGTGCCATGCGTACATTGGGCTTTGCCTACCAAGTATTGGAAAACGATGATACAGTGATTGAAAATGACAAGTTGATAGCTGGATCACTTCATTTCATTGGCATAGCAGCCATTGCAGATCCTGTTCGTGCGGATGTTCCAAATGCTGTGAAAGAATGTTTGAATGCTGGTATTAACATAAAAATTGTAACGGGTGATACTCCGGGCACAGCAAAAGAAATAGGTCGTCAAATTGGTCTTTGGAGTTCTACGGACACAGATAACAATATTATTACCGGTCCTGAATTTGAGGAACTTACTGACGAACAACTACTCGACCGTATAGAGGATTTGAAGATTATAGCTCGTGCCCGTCCTATGGACAAAAAACGGTTGGTAGAAGCTTTACAGAAGAAAAATCAGGTAGTAGCCGTTACTGGTGATGGAACAAATGATGCTCCTGCATTGCATACGGCTCACGTTGGTCTATCTATGGGTGATGGAACATCTGTCGCCAAAGAAGCATCAGACATCACCATTATCGATAATTCATTCTCCAGTATCGGGAAAGCTGTAATGTGGGGACGTTCGCTTTATCAGAACATTCAACGTTTCTTGCTATTCCAGCTGACAGTGAACGTTACAGCTTGCTTCTTAGTTCTTTGTGGTGCATTCATGGGGACAGAAAGCCCATTGACTGTAACCCAAATGTTATGGATAAATCTGATTATGGATACTTTTGCTGCAATGGCATTGGCTTCACTTCCTCCTTCAGAGAGCGTGATGCAGGATAAACCTCGCAACCGTAACGCATTCATTCTTAACAAACAGATGATTGCAAACATTGTAGGTGTGGGAGGTTTCTTCTTTGTGATGCTGCTCGGGCTGCTTTATATCTTCCAGCACGCAGACATTCATCAACTCACAGATTTGCTGACACTTCAGTTGGGCGAAAAAGGACACGTAACTGCTTACGAACTGACACTGCTCTTCACAATTTTTGTGATGACTCACTTCTTCTATCTTTTCAACGCACGTGCTTTTGAGACTGGGCGTAGTGCATTGCATTTCAAAGGTTGTAAAGGATTGCTTACCATTGTGGCTATCATTATGATTGGACAGGTAGCAATGGTAGAGATACCAGGCCTTCAACAATTTTTTAATGTTTGCGGTTTGAGTTTGCAAGATTGGATAATAATTATTGTTGGTTCTTCCCTTGTGCTTTGGGTGCGTGAAGGATGGCATTTAATAACTAAACGATAACTAAATATTATAGGTTGGAATGACTCCATATATCTTTTCAGAGTTATTCCAGCCTTTTAATTTTATCTGAATATGGCAAAAAAACAAATACAGGTATTCTCGGTTTTTCTTTCTCATGGAAAAGAGCATTGGGTATTGCACAAGTAAAACAAAAGATTGTTCGTAAAACAGGAATTCCAACCTTAAAAGCTGGATTAGAAAAGAAAATAGGAATTATAATGCTAAATTTATTTTTTTTGGAAAAATCATGAGTAATAATAACCATCAATTAGAGTGAGCTATCTAACTTTGTCAATAGATTTAGGATTTGAATTCTTTCCCTGTGATGATAGAGAAAATGATAGATGGATTCCTTATGCTTTACGATAACATATAAATTATGACTTCCTTTTTCTTACCTTTTTCAGAGTGAGAGCTTTGTTAATTGAATGAAAAATATTATTTTTGCTATATAAATGCGTTCTTTATCAATAATGCAAAATAAGATAGAACATAGAATTCTACTCGTTTCTAAACCGTTACCTGTCTAAAAAATAAATCTTGTAAACTATTTATTTTCAATACGTAAGAATAAATTATATGTCTTGCAACATGGTAGGTCAAAGTCTTTTCAATGCCACAGATGGCTGCGATTTCTTTCAAGTAATCATTCATTTTCTGATTGCTGATAATGGGTAAAATCTTACCGTTCGGTAACTGGTCTTTGTATTTCTCCAATATGGCTTTGGGTATATCCAGTAATCGGACGGTAGATGTAACATTGGTTTTGTGCCTTTTGCGTACAATCCACAAATTTCCGTCAAATCCGGTACGAATGTCCTCCTGCCTTAACTCGCATACATCAATGTAGGAAAGTGCCGTATAACAACTGAAAATAAACAAATCACGTACCTGCTCCAGCCGTTTAGAACTAAACTCATGGTTGTAAATGGTGGTAATTTCTTCCATAGTCAGATAATCTCTATCGGTACGCTCAAACCTTACTCGATAACTACCGAAAGGGTCGGCAGTCACTAAACCCGTATTCTTGGCAAAGTTTACCACCGTGCGAAAGCGTTGTACGAACTTCATCGCCGTATTGTGGCTGCACCCGTAGCTGTTTTTGATATACAGCAAAAAGTCCTCTATGAACACCACATTAATGTCTTTAATCAGTATATCGGAAATAGAATACTTGAACTTCATGAACTCAACAAGCCGTTTCTTTGTCAGTTCGTAACGTGAATAGGTCTTGTCTGTGGTATTCATCTTTACTTTCTCCAAGTATTGTTCATTGTGCTGCTTAAAGAACTCTATTAAAGTCCGCTCCCTTGCAATCTTACCTAAAAAGGCGTTCTTTACCAGTTCTGCCGTCACATATCCGTCCTGCGTCATTAACGCATGGTAATGTTGGTGTACCGTGCTGCGAATACTCTCCAGCATGGAATTGATGTGTACGGCTTCTGTGGTTCTTCCGGAAGCCTTGCCTAACTTCACGCTCCAGTGAACCGGATTTATTTCCAGCTTGGTATTGAACTGGGCTACAACTTGGTCGATAGTGATACGTGCGATAATCGGTGCGTTGCCGTTCTTCTTTACTGCATTTCGCTTGACGAAATAGAGTAACTTGAAAGTACTTCTCAT